ATTCAGCACCAAGTTGTCCCGAGGTATTTGAGAATTTCTCATCAGTCAATAATAAAAGTTCAGTGTCTGCACTCACAGCAACTCTCAAATCGGTAGCCATGATGCCACGTGCTTTTAAAGTTTTAATACTAGTTGCGATTGTAGAGTATGCTGTAGAAGTACTCAATGCACTAGTATCTGCTTCCGTAGTTCCACCATCTATGAGGGCATTAATAGCAGATAATTCTAAAGTTTGACCAATTACATATGATGCAGATTCTAAACGCTGAGCGACTATATTGTCAGGTACTGCATTAGCTTCGTACGAGTCGATCAATTCATTAATAGCTTTGTGATTGTCTACAAGAATTTGAGTATAAGTTGTAGACGATTGAGTAAGAGACACTCCATTCAAAATGTCATAATTGGCTAAGGTTATATCACCACCACGGACTGGGATGTTAACTGCACCAAATATCGGATTTCCCTCGAAGTCTCTGGAAAAGTCATTTCTAATGTTGAATTGTTGACGCATCAACTTTACTATGCTATTTGCATATTGCTCTTGTCTATAATGAGTTCCATTTATTGCTATTGGATTTGCCATTTTTTAATTCACCTTTATTTTTCAAAGATAGGTGATTTAAAATAGGTTTGGATGTTTTCTTTTTAAAATTGATAAATAACCTTCATCGTCATTTATTTTGTTATTTGTTGTTGGAATAACACCTGTATTTTTCACAGTATTTGAATTAGAATTTATAAACTTTGAATTTTCAGTTAAAAACATTTTTAGATTCTCTTCAAATTCGCCGTCAATTTTAGAAACTTTATAAAGTACATAATCAGCATCATCCCAATTGACACCGCTTCTTAGTACGACGTTTTCTCGTCTTAGATGTTCTTTTTCGGAGTGAATTTGATGGAATTCTTGTTCTCGTTGAGCTTGTCGCTCAGCTTCAGATTTTTGACTGTCTTTCCAATTTTTAAACGCTTCTAATTCTTCCTTACTTGGCATCTGTTTCTTTGCCCTAGCAAGTCTTGACTCAATTAATTCGTTAACCTCAACTTGAGTGAATGTCTTTTCTCCTGATTCAACTATTGTTTCTTCTTCAATAATTTTTTCAGTATTTTCCAAAATAAAAATCTCCTTTTTTAGCAAAGTACTAATAATAGTTTACTTGCTAACATAAAGAGATCATCGCCAAACTTTATACAATTATTCTAATTTAAGTGTCGTTTGAATTTTTCTACAAATTTTTCATTTAGAGTATACAAAAAGAGTTCCGGTAGTTTTAATTCGTCTAAAACATTGAGTTTTACCAAGTTTTCAAGAGCAAAATCAACATCAGCTTGACTAATATAATACAAAAAATTACTGTAAATATGATTATTCAAATCTACCCAAAACCTATTTTGATAATAGTTTTGCATATTTTCTTCGTTTTTTACGTGTAATATTCGTATCCTCTCGAAAATAATTGCTTCGTGCAAACCGAACTTTTTTGCCAATTCTGGATCAAAAGAAATCATAAGAAAAACACCTCATCGTTAAATTCCACTTGACAATCAACAAAAAGGCGTTTATTATAAATAAAGGCGGTCGTGTTGACTATATTGTGTGGTAACTAATAGTCTAGCACTTCCGCTTTTTTAAGTCAACTTTAATCTAATACTCATTTGTCTTTTTCGTTCTTCGATTGTTGACTGTGTAGGTGGTGCTAAATTCTCTGTTGGTAATGTAGGACCACTCATTTTTAAACTTATTCCGCCAACTACTTTATCTAATTCTTGGTCTGTTATTCTTTTCATAATAATCACCTTCTTATATTGTATTTGATTACTTGTACCCACCTAATTTAACTGTAATCATTTGTCCCACCCTTTTTTATGTTAAAATTATTTGAGTTCTTCTTTTAATTAGTTAGTGACCTTGATAGGGCATTTTCGCCCCATTTTTATTATTCGTTCATTAATTCAGCTTGCCTTAACATTTTTGCGTCTTTTCTATCTTGTTTTATTGCTTGTAATTCGTAATCCATATCCACGGCTATTCGCTTTAATAATTGATATTGGTCGTATAAATCGCAATATTTCTCTTCCCAATATTTTGCACTAGATTTGTTTTCTGTCATTTTAATCACCATCCTTTTTATTTAAATTTTCTGTTTTCTTTAATATATAACCTCCATTTTATATATTATAATATATTATACACGGAACATGGTAAAATATTACAGATTTTACACATTTTGGGTGACAAAATTTCAGTAGTATTTTTGTGCAAATTGCACAAAGAATAATTCAAAGTAATATGGTATAATTAAAGAGTTGATGGAAATTACTCTTGAGTGAAGAGTTGAAAACCACCCGTGAAAAGGTGGTTATTTTGTTGAAACTCTTTTGTATCCAGGTACTCTCATTCTTTCCATTTGAGTAGGTATTCCCGCTGCTTTACTGAGATTCTTATATTCATTAGTTAACCGAGTGATATTCTGTTGAGCTTTAGCTATTGCTCGTTTATTACCACTTGCCACTGCGATAATTTGAAAATCTTTCTGCTTTCTTACTTCTGTCTCAAGTTTTCGTTGTAATTGAGTTATCTCATACTTACTATATTCTTTACCTTTATAATTAATTTTTGTCCTACTTTCCAATTGAAACTGTTTTAACTGGTAATTAGTATAACTAGGACTAGATACACCTAAAACAATACTATAAGTAAAATGTTTACAGTTCATAGTTCCTATTGGTCTTGCAAGTGTATTATTAAGCTCTTCATAGGCTTGCTTGGTATACTGTCTACCTTGGTACGGCAAGTGATCTTCAGCACACAATGGATGTGCAGAAATCTCTACACCGTCAGCCCCAACTTCATAACCTATTTGATTTTGAATTCCTTGATTTACTTGCCTTACACCCTCTAGCAAATTCATCCTAACGCTTGTATCCAATCGTCTTGAGTACCCAGTTGGATAATCCATTGTCTGTATACCTTGATTAGCATAACTTTTAATTAGTTTGTACATATCATCTTGATAACCAGTGAATCCATTACTAACCGAGGTTACAGCTTGATCTATACCATTTCTATAACCAGACGCTAAGTTATACCAAATATTTTTACCTGTGTAATTAGAGGGCAAATTGAATCCAGTAGTTCGTGATGCATTTTCAAAAGTTCCCGCTGTCAAATCACCCCAAGATTTAACCTCTCGCTGAAGTCTGATATTTTCGGAATAAGGTATATAACCTAGGTTTCGATAATCATATAATGGTTTAGCAAGCGAGGTGCTTTTACTAGCAATTTGATCATAAAGCGGATATATATCGTCTATATTCTTACCAGTTGCAATCGCTAACTCTTTAATTATTTTATTAATATCTGCCCCAATTTCAACACTATTAGCAAGTACATAAGCATCACTAGGACTGAGTTGTCCAATTTGTTTTATTCTCAATCCTAATCTTTCCAACATAAAAGTAATTACAGTATTTACACGTCCCGTAAACCTAGCATCTATTAGTTCCAATACTTCTTCAGTTAATACAGACATATTAAGCTCCAACTAATTGTTGCATTGTGGGTTCATTACTGCTAATTTCATCTATTTTTTGACGAGCAACCTGTTCATCTTCATTATAAATCTTCATCCTATACTCAACTTTGCTAGTAATTCCAGCATTAACTTCTTGCATCAATCTAGTCTGTTCAGCACTATCGTTTTTAAAACGTGAATAATCCGTTATTATTTCAACTGTGCTTGTTTGAATTCCTGCCAAATAACAAACTGCTTTTACTAAACTCTCAACACACTCAATTAATACAACATCATAATTATCTTTAGTTCGATATGCATCTGAATCACGAGAGAGTACCTCAGTTGCTGTCATTGGTTGATTCCCGCTGAAACTGTAAAAGTTTTCACCAAATCCAATATTTGAAGACAACCAGTTTACTTGAGATTGAATACTATCTATATGCTCTTGATATCTAATATTGAAATCTATATCTTTAATCGGTTGCTGATCCATTCCCCGTAAAGCAACGTAGGTTGTGTCATTTTTATCAAAATAGAGAGCAGTAGTTACATTACCTGCATCATCCACTTGTGGCACACCTTTCAGAGCTGAAGCATCAATTAAAATACGCTTTCTACCTGATATAAACTCATTGTTAAAACTATCGTATATGGTGTCCAAACTCTTAAGTCTATCTATAGAGTTTCCAAAAATACTCATTCCCATTGGATTATCCAAATCATAATTGTTAGTTATTGGAAATTTCAAAACTTGGAAGTGAGGATAATCTACATCAGTATAAATTACTTCTTCCTGAACATCTGGAAACATAAGATTAAAAGGAATTTGAGTCCCTAATTCTGTCGGTATTTCTGAACGATACAAAGCGTTATACTTTGTATAAACTCTATTTTTATATTCGTGATAAACCAAATGAATATAATAAATTACATTTCCGTTTTCCATTCGAGTAAATGGATTCACAGTTACAAAACCTGTAATTTGACTATTACAATATTGAAAAGGTATTATCCTTTTTGGATCACCTATGTACTCAATCATTACCTTTCCATCTTGTAGAAACTCGCTAAATGCGACAGTTCCTAGAGCTGAACATAACTCTAATTGTCTTGGCATCATTACATTAAAATTGTTATCTTCTAATATTTCCCAAAAAACTTGAGTTTTCTCTTCTGTATCCAAATTAATCTGCACTTTATTTGACCAAAGAAGTTTAGACATGTCTTCACTCACTTTCTTTGCACAGTTCATAGTGAGTTTTTCTTTTTGCACTGTAGTACCATCTGCCAATTTGACATTGTAATAATGAAAACTAGAAACCAAACCTTTATACCACTCTTTCCAGTAGTCTATTTGTGAATAATACGCTGAATTTATACTAGTTAAACCTTCTTTCATTAATTCTTGAATAATTTGTTCATTTATTGTCATTTATCAATCTCCAAATAAAGCTCTATTTTCTGGTGTATCTTCGTACATTCTTGTAGCATAAGTTGACCAGTTTGCAGCAGCTTGATAAACAGCTAAAGAGCCAACTGGTACATAAATTCTTGTAGCGAAGCTAATTCCAGAAAAGGCTGAAGTATCATTTAATGTAGTAATAGTAGATGGTGTTGTATATCGTTTCAATGTATAAACTCGGACTGCATAGCAATATTCGAATGTACCACTTGAAATTGCTGTCAAGCCACTTGGAATAATAATTTCGCTTTTAATAGAATAACAAGAACCAAAAGCCCCACCTAAAACACTAGTTAAACTAGTAGGTATATTTAATTTTGCCAAACTTGTACAGTTATCAAAGGCACGAATGCCTATAGTTGTAACAGTGCTTGGAATATAAATATTTTCTAAAGAATAACAATAATTAAAGGAATATTCTCCGATACTAGTCACTGAATCAGGAATTATAAATTTACTTAAACTGTAATCACTATTAAACATTTCTATTCCTAAAGTGATAATTCCGCTAGACAAACTACAATATTGTAAAACATAACAGTATTCACATGCATAATTTCCTAAACTAGTTACACTAGGAAATGTTATTGATTCCAAACTCGACATAAGTTTAAATGCACTAGAATTAATTGTGTTGATATTATGTGATAAAGTAATAAATCTATTTGATTTTTGAGCATATAATCCATATGCTGAAATGCTATTTACGTTATTTCCGATAAACAAATAATTCAAACACAGTTGATAATTATTAATTAAAAATCCTGTTACAGAACTTCCATTCCCAAAACTATAATTCCCGCTGCCTGAACTTATCCACATAGTTATTTCATAAGTTCCCGCTGTTGAATAAGTATGTGAAGTGTTTAAGTTGCCTGAACTTGTAGTTGTATAATCAGCACTTCCATCTCCCCAAGATATTGTTAATGTAGAAGTATCTGATTTATTAAAATATAAAGTTGGAGATAACCCAGTCGCTGTATTAACTAGTACAAAAGCATGAGTCTTTCCATCTGCGGTATCATATAAAGCTCCAACATCTAAATCGTGTTGTATATTGGTTAAATTAGTTATATTCCAATTGTAAAAATTTAAAGCACAACTCTGGTTACTTACTGCATTTAAACTAGTTGGAATATTAGGTGGAGTTACACTTCCTCCGACATTACAATATCTTTCTACTATCTTATTTACTAATTTTCCA